TGATTGGCATTGGCGCTACACTATTTAAAGTTGCTGTTACGGGTAGTCGTGGGTTTAGCCCTGCATCCCTCTTTGCCAATGGTGAAGAAGGATCTTGGTATGACCCCTCAGATCTATCAACATTATTCCAGAACTCAAATGGAACTACAGCGGTTGCTGTGGGTGATCCTGTTGGGTATATGGCAGATAAGTCTGGTAACGGCAATCACATAATTCAGGCCACTAGCACAAAGCGCCCCGTTCTAAGGGAAAGCTCTGGACTTTACTATCTTGAGTTTGATGGCATTGATGACGGAATGAGAACAGGAAGCAACATACCTTTTGGCACTAACTCAGTTACTGCAATATCTGTATTTACTGCTGCTGAAAAAGAGGCATCAGGAAGTAACCAAAACTTTGCCGAGCTTTCTAACAACATAGGCTCAAGCAATGGTGGATTTAGATTGCTATGCACTACTGGCAATCTCCTGCGATCTCTTCACAAGGGTACAAGCGCAGATACAATAAACTCAGGTGCTGTTGCCAATCCGTTCAAAAGCGTAATGTCTTCTGTGGCCTCTATTGCGGCCCCTTCTCATAGCTTCAGATCAAATGGTAGCTCAGTTGGTTCTAACACAAATAGTCTTGGAACTGGCACCTATCAGGATCATCCATTGTCGATAGGCTCAAGAGCTGGCGGCAACTCTATGAACTTGACTGGTAAGATTTACGGCACAATCGTGAGAGGAGCAATATCAACTGCCGAGGAAATTGCGGAGGTTGAGCAATACTTAGCAGCCAAATCTGGAGTAACTTTGTAATGGATATATTCGCAACAATAATTGTAGCTAACAAGAACAAAGCTGCTGTCCAGGATTTGAGTTCTGAGGACATGTTTACTACAGAGCTTAAAAAAGGCATCCGCAAGTATTGGGTTAGCTCAGGGTACTTTACTAATAGTGAGTACGATGCTCTTTGTGCAAGCGAGCTAATACACGAAATCGAAACTGATGAAAGTGTTAAGCCGTCAAAAACCATTGCCGATCTGGGCATGATTAAAAAAATTATTGAGGTGTAACTATGCCCGTCACAGGTGCAACTACTAGGAATGACTACCTTGCGGCTGCTGGTCAAACAGTGTTCGCATATACTTTTCAGATCCTTCTTTCTTCTGATGTAAAGGTTCTTCAGAATGGGACGGCTCTTACGCTCAACGATGACTACAGTGTATCTGATGTAGGTGTGGCTGAGGGCGGCAATATCACGTTAATCTCGGGGGCTGCCTCTGGGGACAAGATCTCCATCTATCTGGCAATGCCAATAGACCGAACTACCCAGTACCAAAATGCTGGTGACTTCCTAGCATTAGACGTTAATGGCGACTTTGATAAAGCCTATATTGCCATGAACCAGTTGCAGACTGACATTAAACGATCAGTTGGCCTCAAAGATCAAGACCCTACTGTAGATATGACACTGCCCCTTCAGGCATCAAGAGCTAATAAGTTTTTCAAGTTCAGTAGCACTGGTGTTCCTCAAGCAGTAACTGGAGTACCGGCCACAAGCGGCGAGTTATCTGTTACACCTGAAGACTATGGTGCTGTTGGTGACGGAGTTACCGACGATACTGTTGCGATTCAGGCAGCACTTGACAGTGGCAATCCTGTTGAGCTTATCTCTATCTATGTTCACACATTCAATGAGTTGAATGACAACCAGATTGTTTTTGGCCATGGCTTCAATACTGGATTCAAGCAAAAAAGTGGGATAACTTACTATGATGGCGTTGCCAATACTGGGAGCTATGGGCTATCTTGTAAGTCAGGCATAAATAGTTGTGCCATTCTCAACTTTTCTTATGACGGCAATTACACCGCATCAACAGACTATGCACAAGAATATGCAGACTTGTGGAATGGCAGTCAACACGTGCAAGGTAGAATTAAGCAGGGCGGTATTGCCTTTACTCCACTGGCTAGGGTCAACTGGATTCCACCTGAAAATGTCTATGTAAATAATATCAAGTCTTTCGACTCTACAAGAAACAACTTTATATTTCAGCTTGCAGGTAATGTGGGCGGTACTGACTATGTTGGCGTTGCCTTTGTAAACAACATTATCTCCGAAAACTCTGCTATTGATCATCTAGTCTATAGCGATGTTAGTGATGTCTCTATATTTAACAATGTCACCATGCGCGGCTTTGCTCACAACGGAATGGTAGTTAGTTCTGGTAGCCAGTTCACTAACATACTTGTTAGAGATATAACCGAGAATCCAATAACAGATACTGTCAACAGCTACAACTTCCAGACCTCTTACGTGGTGCATGATCGTGGTGATACCAAGGGATCTTCTTTTGTGAACTTCGATGTTAAAGGTGACTTGAACAACATAGACACAACAGGCACTCACAGCAAGTACGGTTTTCTTTTGGTGGGTAGAGACTCACAGTTTGAGAACATTAGATTTGAGCATGTAGGAACTACTAACTTTTCCTTCCAAGCCTATGTTGGATCAAGTGTTGCAGGATCCAGGCAGTATTTTAATATTGGCAAGACAGTTATGCACAATATGCCAGCATCAGCGCAGCTTTTTGTTAATGACCCTGAAGACGCGGGAGCTAACCTCAAGGGGTTGAACCTAGACTCTATTGATGTTCACTACATGTCTGGAGCTGTGGCTACAAACAATGCTTTGATTGATTTAAAGGGCGCGCAAGTATCAGACATTAGCGTAAGAAACATCACAGCTATTAATGCAGATAACTCTGAGGGTGGGGCAGGCCGTCCTATAAGCATCGCCACTACAGGCGACATAACTAATGTTGAGGTACAGGGTGTGTACATGCCTTTTGCCGAGAGAGACATAAAGCCGCTGGTCTTGAGTTCAAGCGGTGGAGCTATTCAGGACGTAAAGCTAAAAGACATCTTTACCCGTAACGCCGCCTTCGAGCATGGCGATCTTATTGAGGGCTTATATCTATCAAACATTAGAACGCTAACAGGCATCCAGTACCCAGTTGAGCAACACTTTATAGACGCATCTACTACTGATGCCACTCCTACTACCATTCTCACAACAAACGCAGGCAACCCAGTAAACAGTTCAGTTATTGTTGAGGTAGAGGCAATGGCCCTAAGGGAGAGTGGCCTGGGTAGAGCTTACTACAAGAAAAACTTCTTGTGGTATAGAGAGGGCGGAGATCCACCAGCAGATGTAATGCAAGAGGCGGTTGATAGCGTATCAACTATTGAGTCTGCAAATATGGCTGGCTCTGATGTAACAATAACCAAGAATGCTTTAGGCCAATTCCTTGACATCAAGGTTACAGGGTTGGCAGCCGTAAACATTTTATGGCGTGTTAAAGTTAAAGCCACAAGTCTAGCAGTTTCATCCTAAGAGGGATCGTCATGGTTGAAGAAACAAAGGAAGTAATGGATATAGCAGCAGCATCAACTGGTGTACTGGCAATGGCGGCATGGTTGCCCCCTGTTGCATCTATCTTTACAATCATTTGGTTAGGATTAAGAATCTATGAGTCAGATACAGTCCAAGGACTGTTGGGAAGGAAGTAATGATCGAGAAGTTTATAGCACCTGTCACTAACTTACTGGACAAGTTCATACCCGATGCAGACACCAAGCAGAAGATCGCCCATGAGATTGCAACAATGTCTGAACGCCACGCGCAGGAAATCGCACTGGCTCAGATCGAAGTCAACAAAGCAGAAGCAAAAGGTAACTGGTTCCAAGCAGGATGGCGACCAGCTACAGGTTGGGTTTGCGTTCTGGGTTTCGCAGTGAACTTTCTTATCTCACCACTAGCCGCAGGGTTTGGTGTAGATATTCCACAGGCAGACACTTCGACTATGTTGCCCGTCCTGATGGGTATGTTAGGATTGGGTTCAATGAGAACTTACGAGAGAATGAAGCATGGGAAAAGTAACTAACCTACGTCCAGACCTATCAGAGCTATGTAAAGAGTACGATACTATTATAGTAATAGGTGTGAACGATGACCAGATACAGATCGTATCTAACATGGAAGACCCAGACATCCTATACAGCATGGAAGTCGCTAAGGCAGAACTGATCAATGCCTACTTCAACAGCTACGAGGTACACTGATGCAGATGCAGTACTTCAACATCAAGGAGTTTGACTGTCAAGAGACTGGGGCCAACGAGATGAGTCCCTTCTTCTTGGAGAAGTTAGACTACCTGCGTCACCAGTGTGGATTCCCCTTCAAGATTACCAGTGGATACCGTGATCCTTCTCACTCCATCGAGGCTCGCAAGACCAGACCTGGCACCCATGCTAGGGGTATTGCTGCTGACATCCACATCAACAGCGGCTCAGAGGGATATGTAATCGTGAAGGAAGCTATGAAGATGGGCTTTTCTGGTATAGGAATTGCAAAGAACTTCATCCATGTAGATGTACGTGATACTGTACAGGTTATCTGGACATATTAGTTTACAAATGTTCGGATATTTAGTTTACAAATGTCCGGATATGAGGCGCTACAGTACCCAAATCCTTAACTTAGTAAACTCTTGCTGGTCTTCTTAGAATCTTTAAATGCCTTAGCTGTGGGCGCACCCTTAGCTCCGACCTTTCTCATTTTCTCGCCACTACCTGCTTTGATGCGCTTACGTAAAGCGGTTTCTTCGATGTTACTTGTCGGCTAAGCTTTTTACAGCGTCGTGAGACTGGAGGCCGTCCCAGAACTCTCACCATTGGCATGGATGTTTGCGTATAGACCTTTCATTTCTTTAACATCGACTTTTTTTTCTTCTTGCCATAGGACATCTTCATGCCTGTCTTCTTGGCTTCTTTCATTGCTGCTGACTTACCAGCAGGAGTGTATGCGTATTCTTTTTTACCTACCATAGGCATGGGATCACCACTTAGATTTGTTAGCCCAGTACGCAGCAGACATCTTGCCCTTGGCAATATTCTTAGCATGACGAGCTTTGAAGGATTTACGACGAGCCTTTTGCTTGGCTGTCTTGGGATTGGCACCTGCACCACTCACGCCCTGCTGACCATAGCGTATTGTCTTCACATTATCGCCTTCCTTGGCGACCACAACATGAGATTTGGTGGGGTGCTTTGGGGTTCTCTTGGGCTTGTTGTAGCCAGAGACTCCGATTCGGGATAGTAAACTAGATTTCTTACTGTTCTTTTTCATGCCCCGATTATAACATTTTTAGGACTCTAATTCACGCTCTATTAGAAAGTCACAGTAGTGCTTTATCTTGCGTAGGTCTTCAACACCACCCTTGTTCTTCCAGCGAGTAGCGTACTTAACAATGTTGCCCTCGCAAAAGTCTAACTGGTTTGCCAGAATGTACTCGATAGGTTGAATGGCTGTCATGTAATGGCTACCACCTACCTGTTTATTATTTGCCGTCATACTTCTTCCTCAAGTAGTTCATGGATACAGGCATCTCATCACACTGACCATCGTTGACTTCGTGTAGCATCCACACACCACGCCAGCTACTGTTGGTCTGGGCTGTCAGGTAGTCCTCATCGTGTTGGTAGAAGATACCTGCGAACAATCCGATCATGGGTTTCATGTCTGCTCGGTTGGCAAAGGCAATGTCTCTATCCTGAACGTGACCCATCACACAGCTCATGTGCTTCTTGGATAACATCAGCTTGGCACTGGATA